GGATATAACAGTGCTAGTCCCCCTACCATTAATCCAAGGGGGTGCTATGTAGCAAAAACTGCGCTTTCTATTTTATCTACTAATAATGTTAACGGTAGACTAGACGGGATCAATGGTATAGTTCAGACAATATGCTTAGCTTGGAGAAGATCAAATCCTTCTGACTTTAATACAGGCGGATGGACTGAGATGATTCCAACATCTAATCCTGCAAGTTTATTCCTATACGTGCTTACCCATCCGGCAAATATGTTTAGAATAGCTGGCTTAGACTCTAGTAGGATTAATCTAGTGGAGCTTGGTTCTTGGTATGAATACTGTCAAGAGATGGGTTTTGAGTATAACGGCATAGTAGACTCACAAAAAAGCGTACTAGACACGTTAAAAGATATAGCTTCAGCAGGTAGAGCTAGTCCTACTCTACTTGATGGAAAATGGTCAGCTGTTATTGATAGACCAAGAACTACTATTAAGCAAATGTTTACTCCTCATAACAGTTGGGGATTTGAAGGTGTAAAAGCTCTTCCAAGAGTGCCGGACGCATTTCGTGTAGTTTTTAGAAATCAAGATAAGGCTTATCAAGACGACGAGGTCTGTGTATATAATCAAGGATACAACGAAACCACAGCAGCTATTATCGAAGAAATATCTCTGCCAGGAATAACTAGTAGATCTCAAGCTATTAACCATGCAGCATGGCATTTGGCACAAATAAAGTTACGTCCAGAAGTTTACAGTATTAGTACCGACTTTGAGTACCTAGTATGTACTCGCGGAGACTTAGTACGTGTTGCGCACGACGTTCCTTTATGGGGCACTGCTACAGGTCGTGTAAAGAATAAAATAAGCAGCACTGTCTTGGAGTTGGATGAGCCTGTGTATCTGCAGCAAGGTACTTCTTATGTTATTAGATTGCGCAATGAGAACGCAACAATAACTGGACAAAAGCAAATAGCTACTATAACTGAAACAGGTACTTATACTACTATTACTCTGTCAGCACCGTTATTAGACTCAGAAGGTACTTTTAACTCGTTGTTTGTAATAGGTGAAAATAATAGAGAGTCACATGAGCTCATAGTATTGGGTATTGAGCCAGCAAGTAATTTAACTGCAAAAATAACTTTAGTAGATTATAGCCCAGAACTTTATAGTATTAATCTAACGCAGAACGTATATGTTCCGCCATATAATCCAAATATTACTTTAATACCAGAAAAGTTAATAAATACTGTTAAACAGATTCCACAAATAGTTGCAGCTAACATAGTTAGCGATGAAAGTGTGTTAACAACCACGGCTAGTGGAGCGTTAATATCCAATATTCGAGTACCTTATAACAATCCTAATGATTTACCGGTTTCTGTAACTCATATTGAAGTTCAATACGACCTGAATAGCAGTACTAGTAACGATAATTGGCAGTTTAGTGAAGTCATACCTATAAAGACCGGATCGGTAACTATTAGTGACGTACAGGATACTATAGCGTATAAAATACGTGCTAGATACGTCACCGATGTAGGAACAATTGGTCCATGGTCAAGCACATTAGTACATACGGTAATTGGTAAAACAACACCTCCGGCAACAGTTACTGGATTTGTTACCCCGACCCTAAATCAGACAAGCTTAACACTTACCCTAAACTGGAACACTTCACCTGAACGTGACATTGGTGGCTATGAGGTATATGCAGAGCCAGCTAGACGTACGGCAGGCGTATTAGCTACTAGCCCACTAGCTACTAGTACACTTGTATTTAAAGGTGACGCAACCACCTGCAGTGTAAAAGTACCGCCAGCATCGGTAGAAACCGCCTACTATATTAGAGCTTATGACGTAGTTGGTAATGTGAGCACAAGCTGGGCCTATGTAGCATATACCTTGCCCGCTCCAGCAATACCTACCGGGGTTACATACAGCTATGGTTTATCTAAAACAAGTACAACTGCTATATTTAGTTGGAATGCTGGAGTACCCGCAACAGGTTCCTTACCGATATTAGAGTATCTACTTGAATTAAACTATGTTAACCCGGCGCAAACTACAAAATACTATAGGTCCAGCAGTACTTCTGTAGAGGCAGAGGTAACCTGGAGAGATTGGCCAGGAATAGAAGATACGGCTTCGGTTAGAGTAAGAGCAATTGATACTGCTGGTAATTATAGTAACTGGACAACGTTAGTTACTGTAGAAAAGTACAGACCAAGACAGGTACAACTATATGGTTCACCAACAGTTAATGGTACAGATATAGTTATTAGATGGTCCGAGCCTGACAATACCTCTCTAGGGTACTTACCTATACTTTCTTATGAAATAAGAGAGTCTGATGAAAACTGGGACATGTCATCGGGAGTATTATGGTCAGGGCCCGCAACTACTGCAAATATTAGTTTGGTTGACAAAACAGCAGGCACGTATACTTGGTATATTAGAGCAAAAGATACAACAGGGGACAGTTCCGTAACTACCACTGCTATTCAATATGTATTAGCAGCACCACAAGCTCCGGTGTTAAATGCACCAGTGTTTCAGGATACTAGTTTAACTAATGCTACTGTTACACTGTCATGGTCAAAAGTAAATCCTTTGTTTGGTTTATATGGTTACGAGGTAGAGTTCGATAGCACAGTACTTTTTACTAAGTCAAATACAATTACCTTACCAGCTAATTGGCTAGGTAGTAAGCTATTTAAGGTAAGAACCGTCGATAACCTGATTGTAAATAAATCTATTGACTCAACAGTACAAGTAGTAGTATCGCCACCAGGAAAAATACCTCAATCTACCTTTAATGCAAAGATTATTGATAATACAGTACTATTATCGTGGGCACTTCCTACTATTACTACTCTACCTATTGCGTTTACAAGAATCAAGCGCGGTACAGAAACCAGTACGTGGGCGAATGCTACGTTAATTGGTGAAAAGTCAGGTACTTTTACAACAATTAACGAATACGAGTCAGGTAACTATACTTATTGGGTTGCCGCTGTAGATACAGATAATAACGAAGGCGAGCCAACATCACTAACAGCATTTGTTAACCAACCAACAGGATACATATTCTTTGATGAATTTAGTAGTTTGCTGCAAAGTCAAACAGGCGACAAAAATTCTGTTGTTACCCTAACAAACGCTAAGCGTGACCCTAATCTGCAAGAGGTAATACTTCCTTTTAATCTTACAGAAACGTGGGAACAGCACTTTAATACCGCTAACCCTAACGTAACAGGGGATAGTTGGGCAAGTCCTCAAGCACAGGTTAGTGCAGGATTTCCTTACTATGCACAACCAGGTGTAGTGTCAGCCGAGTATCAGGAAATAATTGATTTTGGTACTGTAATACCTACCAGCTTAGTTAACACTACTGTAGCAGGAAGCATACTAGCCGGCGACCCTAAAATCACGGTATTAGTTTCAACTTCATTAGATAATAGTAGTTGGTCCGCAGAAACTTCTTCGTTAAGTGTTGTTGCTATTAACTATCGTTATGTAAAAGTTAGAATAGTTGTTTCACAAAACGGAACGGTTGGGTCACTGTACAAACTAACTGGTCTGACCGTAAAGTTAGATAATAAACAAATATCTGATAGTGGCAATGTTATGGCCCTAAACAGTGATAGCCTTGGTACTATAGTAAACTTTAGTAAGTCATTTATTGACGTATCGTCTATAACAGTAACTGCTAACGGCGGTAGTACGCCGCTAATCAGTGTATATGATTTTATGGATGACGTAAAGCAAGCTACTTATACAGTTAGTGGCGGAGTGTGTACTATAAGTACTGCTGGTGACCCGAACCCAAATCACGGGCTTATAACAGGACAGGCTGTGAATTTGTATGTAACAACAGGACCTGCAGTTACAGGTACTTACATTATTACAAAAATAAGCGACACCAGTTACAGTGTTAGCATGCCTGTTGCAAACACTACTAGTACGCAAAACCTGACAACATATCCAAACAGTATGAGAGTTTATGTATTCACAACATCTGGTAGCCGAGCAGCAGATGTGCAAACTTCTTGGTCAGTTTCTGGCTATTAAAGGAAATAATAATTATGGCAAATCATAATTTACCTACATTAAGCAGCACTTATGCTGATTTTGTATCCCATCTAGACGCTAGGCTTGACGACATACTTGTTGGTGTAGATCTAACTAGTACAGGATTACCAAACGGTACTATACGCTGGGATGGTACAACTTGGAAAAAATATGTTCTAAGTACTAATAGCTGGACGGACTTAGCAAGCAGCTACAGTATAAACATAAACGGAACAGTAGGGGCTAACACCCCTACTACCCTGAGCACTACAGGCGTAGCCTCACTAGGTGCTAATAGTACAGTAGGCACTGTACCCATTGTTAGTACTACCGGAACCCAGACGCTTACTAATAAAACGCTAACTAGTCCAGTAATTAGTAGTATTAGTAATAGTGGTACAATTACACTGCCAACAACTACTACTACCTTGGTTGGGCGTGATACAACAGATACATTATCCAATAAAACACTAAGTAGACCAAAATTTGCTGACGGCGGGTCTATTGATGATGCAGACGGCAACAAGTTAATTGAGTTTGATAGTGTTGCTAGTGCTATAAACTACCTTAAGGTTGCAAATGCTCCTACAGGCAGTCCAGGAGTCGTAACATTAACTGCTGCTGGTGGTAATACAAACATATCTCTAAATTTGGTTCCTACAGGCACTGGTAGTATAACTATTAACGGTGTACCTGCTGTTACTACAACAGGCACGCAAACACTTACTAATAAAACACTTGGTACAGGCACTGTATACAATGGTGGAACTATAGGGCATGACTATGGTGGTACAGGTACTACAACAGCACCTGTAGCAGGCGCTGTTGTTTACGGTGTCAGTACAACCGCTCAAGGCTACACTGAAGCAGGTACTGCTGGGCAGTTATTAAAAAGCAATGGTACTGGGGCACCTACCTGGGTTGATGCTAGTACTTTAACCGTTAGCCATGCTGCTACAGCAGGTTCTGCTACTACAGCAACCTCTGCTGGTACAGCAGGTTCTGCAGTAGTAGCAAACAATGCTGCAACAGTTACAAATGGCGTATATACTATTGGCGACCAAATTATTGGTGGTCAAAAGCTTTTTTCTTCATCACTGTTTGTACAATTACCCGTTGCTGTAGATTCAGAAATCCAGTTTGGATTTACACGACTAAGTGGTACTGGTACGGCGTATTTCTACCATAAAAATAATACAGATAAAACATTGGGACTGTATGATTCGGCTACCGGAACAAGATGGTTTACAGATAGCGCTAATAACTTAGTAGTATCTGGTAACGTTACTGCCTTTTCCGATGAACGTGTAAAAACAGATTGGAAGCCTTTACACAGTACGTTTATATCTGATTTAGCTAACATAAAGTCAGGCTCTTATTTACGTAAAGACACAGACATAAGACAAGTAGGTGTGGGGGCTCAAAGCCTACAGCAAGTATTGCCAGAAGCAGTACTTGCTGATGATGAAGGTATGCTAAGCGTTAATTATGGTGCAGCTGCCATGGTAAGTGCCGTAGAGTTAGCAAAATTAGTCTTGCAACTACAGCGTGAGATTGAACAACTCAAACAAAAATTGGCTTAAATTAAAGTACCCAGTCCTTGTGGCTGGGTATTTTTTTATGTTGACAACTGCCTGCCCCTGTGATATAATATACAAGAATCACAGAGGTGTTTAAAAATTTTCTTGACAAGAGCTTTGCTCTAATAGATCACAG